GGTCATTTTACACCTAGCAGTATTTCGATCAGGACAGCTACGATCACAGCGAACATGGTATCATCTTTCCTCATAGGTGCGGACTCCCCGTAGGACGGCGGCGTGCGTGCGGCGCATAACGCGCCCAATGGCTGGATAGGACGCCTTAAGTTCAGTCCGCGCCCTCCACATGATCCTCTGGCGAATCGCGCACCTCCACATCATGCGGTCGTGATTTATCAGCACCCCCACGGTCGTGCCGTTGGCCTTTGCCTCCTCCTCGATGATCCTCATTATCTTTTGGTCTATCTCTTCCACTGAAGTCTCCCTCGATTGCGAACGTCAGCGCCCGCGCGGCCACGAATAAAGCGCGGTCGTCCGCTTTTGGCAGGTAAATCTGGCCCCATGGCAAGCCGTCAGCGCCGAATAGCGTCAGTGTCTTACGCTCATTCTGCCATGTTACTTTGGTAAGGTAGACGCGTCGCATTTGCGTGCCTCCAGTTCGGCCCGTATGAGGTCCATGCGTAGCTCGTTTGTCTCATTGCCTAGCATGACCGTCAGCGCGCCCTCTGATAGCACCTTAAGCGCCGCCCGGTAGGGCGCGTAGTCTTCCCACAGTTCCTTCATATAACCCATGTCTCTAGCCTCCTATGATGTATGCCGTGATGAGCATGACGGCGGACGCGGCGACGGCCGCGCCCAATATGATGGCTTCAGTCGTCCGCATGATTCAGACAAGCCTCTACCAGTTTTTCGTCCTTATACAGGGCCGCTTCGATAAGGGGATACAGGGGATGCTTCGTGTCAAGCATAAGCCCTTTCTCGCCCAGTGCGAGCGGATCTAGTGCGATTGAATGGATGCACCAGTCGCCGATTGTCCAACGCGGCCAGCCGCTGTCGGGGTCCGGCGGTTCTAGCTGGAAGTTTACGTCGGCGACGCCGCTGGCGACGATGTTACAGCCGGGCAGGATTTGCAGGTCTTCAAAGTAATATTCCAGATTAGCCATTGGACCATTTCTCCATCCAGTATTTTTCCGACTCTTCGTCGTAAATGTCATTTACTTGCGCCCGCAACAGTTCGAGCAACGGCGGGCGCGGGTTTAGCGTTTCGAGATGGTCGCGAAGCGCCTCGAATACGTCCATGTTCAATTCAATGGTCAACATTGGCCATTTCCTTCGCCTCATAAAACTCTGCGCCGCAATCGTTGCAAATCATGTTGTCATACACGTCCAACATGACCCACCGCGTGCCGTCCCATTCGGCGCACGCGTCACGGACTATGTTGTCGCTCCCGCAATGCGGGCAGAGTAGTTTAGTGGTCAACGTCATGTGTCTCTCCATACGATTGCAGCATTTCGAGCCGTTCAAGCTCGCGATAGAGCGCGGCGGCGCGGTCTACGTCGCCGTTCCATAGGGCGTCCTGTATCTCGCGCCGGACGCGCATGATCTCGGACCATAGGGGGCGCGGGTTAGTCTGCATTGGCCGCGAGCGAGTGCCGGGCAATCTCGCGCCAGTTCACATCCTGAAGGAACGCGAACGCATATTCGCGCGCCAGTCCCTCGGGCGCGGTTTGTTCGATAATATCTTCAGCGTATTCACGCAGGATAGGCGCGAGCTCCCAGTATTCCATGCCGCGCCAGCCCATATCGTCCGCCGACATGCCGTCGAATATCTCCAAATTAACGCGCCACGTCGCGTAGTTGGTCCATCCATTATAGCTCATTTTCATGTCTCCTATGTGAGTTTGTTACGATAGCGCCGCGCATGGCGCGACGCCAGTGATTATCAGACAGGGCGGCCGTCGGCGTAAAACTCATACGCGTTGGCTTCCAGACTGCCGTCGACGCCTTCGTCCGATAGCTGGTAATCCATATCGTCGCGCCATGCGCGGAATCCCGCATCTAACGCCATGTCGAATGCGTGTTTGGCGTCGCCCGTTTTTTCGAACTGGTCGTAAAATGTCGACCACAAGTCATAATCCAAACAATAGCCTGTAGGATTATGTTCCCGGTTGAAGTCGCGCAGTTTACGCCCGCGAAAATGGGAATTGTCGGCGTCGGTCGAATATGAATAGGGACTATACGCGCCGATTTCCCATTTTGTCAGGCGAACGCCAAAATGCGCGCAGAAGGCTTTGACGCTCGCGAGGCTCTCATTATGCCAGCAATATTCGAGTCCATCGCGCCACCAATTGCGCGCGCGTTCCTTGGCGTCGTCTGATAGTTCGTCGAATGTGTAGATTTCTGCGGTTGCCGTTCTCATTGTCATGTTCCTTTGTTACAGTTAGGCGGAAAGAGTCGCGACGATTGCGCCAGCGATGGCGAAACACGCGGCGAAAGTCTGGATTGCGTCGACCATGTTAGGCACTTTGGTGTCTCCTTGTGTTCGATGCTCACAAGATAGCGCGGATCGGAGGCGAGCGCAATAAGATTTTTTATTAGGTGGTCGGTTATTCTGTCTTTGTCTGTGACTTAGGTTGAGGAAACGTTAATGATGACCGGGCCTTATCCTATTTATACTGTTATAGAGAGAGAGAGAGAGAGAGAATATCAATGTTTACATACGTATACATACTAGTAAAAGTTGGGGCTAACCTGAAAAGGCATTGCTATATAGTATAACCGCCTAAAACCCCCTCGCGCGGTCGTCTAGGCGCGCGTCTCTTGCCTCACGCAAAACGCGTGATCGAACATCAAAACAAACCGCCTAAACCGCCTAAAGCTAAAATCTTGACTCAACCTGAAACCAAACCGCCTAAACCGCCTAAACGTGTTAACCTTAACTGTTTACGTAAACGCATTATGGTTAATGCATTAAGGTTAAGGTCGCGTTAATGGGCGGGGGTCTGGGCCTTGGGATCTCCTTTAAGAAATACGCAGCGTCCGCAAGAAATTTTTTAAATTTTATTTTTTCGTGCTATAACAAACCATGTTTCACTCACTCCCCTATGAGCCGCGCCAGATCGCCGCGACAGAAGCGGTGCTGGAGCGCATATACGAGGCGGCTCGTAAAGGTCTGCGCGGCGACTCCATGGCGCTGGCGGCCGGGCTGACGCCGCATGAATACCGGACGCTTGTGCAGCTCGACCCGATTGCGGAGTATGCCGAGACGAAGGGGCGCGCTGACGGAGAAGCGGAACTGGCCGACGTGATGATGAAAGCCGCGCGGAGCGGCGACACCAAGGCGGCCATGGACATGCTGAAGTTCGCGCACAAATGGACCGCGCCGCAGTCGGTGCAGGTCGAGGTCAACCAGACCATATCTATCACGGCGGCGCTGGAAGAGGCCAAGCAGCGCGTCATCGAAGGGCTAATCATAGATGCAAGCGCCGATCTTCTCAGCGACGGACGAGCAGAGGTTGATGGCGACGCTATGGGCGTCGCAGGTGAAGGACGACCCGCTGACGTTCGTGAGGCTGGCGTTTCCGTGGGGTAAGCCCGGCACGCCGCTGGAGGGCCACAGCGGGCCACGCAAATGGCAGCGAGAGGTGCTTATCGAATTGCGGGACCACATCAAGGCCAACGGCGGTAAGCTGGACTTCTCCACGTTCAGGATGGCCACGTCATCCGGGCGCGGTATCGGTAAGTCTGCCCTCGTCTCATGGCTGGTGATCTGGATGCTGACGACCCGGATCGGGTCGACGACCATCGTGTCGGCCAACTCGGAAGCGCAGCTACGCAGCGTCACATGGGCGGAGATTACAAAGTGGCTCAGCATGGCCCTGCACAGCCACTGGTTCGAGGTAAGCGCGACCCGCGTCCTCCCTGCCAAGTGGATCGCAGAACTCGTGGAGCGCGATCTGAAGCTCGGCACGCGCTATTGGGGCGTCGAGGGGCGGCTGTGGTCGGCAGAGAATCCTGACGCCTACGCAGGCGTGCATAACTTCGCGGGCGTCCTGTTGGTATTTGACGAAGCGAGTGGTATCGATGACGCGATCTGGTCTGTTGCACAAGGTTTTTTTACGGAAAATACTCCTAATCGCTTTTGGCTTGCTTTCAGCAACCCCCGGCGCAACTCAGGATATTTCTACGAGTGCTTCAACAGCAAGCGAGAGTTCTGGCGAACCAAGACTGTTGACGCCCGAAGCGTGGAGGGAACTGACAAGGCCGTTTATCAGCAGATTATCGACGAATATGGCCCTGACAGCAGCGCAGCCCACGTCGAGGTCTACGGAGAGTTCCCCAACGCCTCAGACGATCAGTTCATTGGATCCATGCTCGCTGAAGAAGCCATGGCAAGAGCGCCGTCAAAGGATCCGTCCGCGCCGATTGTGGTGGGGGTGGACCCGGCGCGGTTCGGGGCGGACGCGACGGTCATCGCGGTAAGGCAGGGACGCGACATCATCGCGATCCGGCG